CTTAATGTTTTTGCCATACCTTTATATATTACTCTAAAGCTGAGGCCTCTGTGATCTTTTTATCAACAAAAGTCTCGAGCTCGTTAATAATCTTTGTAGCTTGTCCTGGATCCAAGCGATCAATCCAAAACAAGTGGATCTTACGCTCATCCATCAATCGGAGACGTTCATCATCTGTGAGCTCTCGATCCCACTGGAGCATGAGGTTTATATCGTCTATCTTTTTTTGAGTGGCTCTAATAAGCTCCTGGATCACATCAATCCCAGCGATTTGCGATTTAGCTATGTTTCGACGGAGTTGTTTTTCTACATTGTCGATAACGGCTTTATCCTCCGTTGATCTATAAAGAGTACGGAGATCTTTTACCTTTTTCTCAATGTTTACATAGTCAGCCATATTACATTACGTTAGCCGTCTGACGATTGCCATTTGCAATAGCAGTCCCCTCCGGATTACCAATAAAATCTTGTGCTGTCGGAGCCGGCTTTGAGATCGGCATCTCTGGCACTGGACCACCTCCAGGAGTCTCCGGATTTTTAAACTGAGACATATTGCGATTACGGATCATCTCTTGGACCGTACGCATCTCATTCTCAGCCACTATCTCAGAGTGAGCCATCGCAAACTCGAGGAGCTTGTTAGCCATCTTTCGCTCCTTTTCTTTATTCGACATATTGAGATCAGTCGCCTTGTCGATGATCCGTTGCATAAAGATCACGTTCGCTCCATAGTTGAGACGTGGTGTCTTACCTACTAGGATATCCTCTACCGCTTGCATAGCCTCAGAGATCAGCTCTCGAGATGTGTAAGGTAGTGGAGTAAAAGCCTCCTTGATTTCAGCATCAGTGTAGCCAGCGATTGAGAGGAGCTCTCGATCTTTCCATTCTGGATTTACAGTAACCACTCCAGCCAATACCTCAGCCTTTCGCTTTTTCTCTACCTCCTTACGCTGAAAGTCCTCAGATCCACCACGTACTCGCACAGATAACTGGCGATTTCTTTTCATATCAAAACGACTCAGTGTGGTGTATTCGATACCCTCTGGACCCATAAGCTCAATAGCAATACCCTCGTCATCGAGATGATGATCAAGGCCATAGATGTACCGGATACCAAGCTGAGCCCATGCCTCAGTGTATGACTTGTTTCGAGTACCAATAAACTCAGATACTTGATCGAGCTCTCCAAAGAATACTCCTACTCGCTTGTCTTTATCAGACGCTCCCTGTGAGCCTGGAGTCGAGCCAGTCTTTTGTCCGGAGAAAGCATCAAGGAAAGTAACAAGATCGATCGTACCCTCTAGGCCAGCTACTTGAAACTCAAAGATACCGGAGGCGATTGGCCGGTTTCCACCTTGCGTATCTACAGGGATCAGTCCGTCCGGTCGCCAGTCAGCGAGAGCCTCGACATCCTGGAACATCTCCGGATCGTATGCTCGTTGGCCTCGGTTTTTCTTTTCTCGGTTATATAAAACTTGGTTGAGGAGACGGTTGATGTATTTAGCAACCGGCTTGGCATCGTCACATGGAGCCTTTGAGAGCATGTTGTATCGATCCTCGTGAGTGTGCCATACGACATACGGATAGAGATCAGTACCAAAAAGCTCCTTGAGTGGCTCAATACGCAACCAGATCATCGACATCTCATCAAAAAGGACATAGTATCGCTTGCCTCCAAAGGTGGTGTACCACTCGACTAGTTTCTTAGTGTGCTGTCCGACATAGTTGTGATTGGTAGGATCCAGCATGAGTGATCGTCGTCGACTCATCTCGGCCTCGTGCTCGATAGCGTTATCCTTGTACTCACTCTCACTCGAGCCAGAGATCATCTTTTCAACTTGCTCTTTATCAAAGTAGCCCTCATCAGCTCCAGCCTTAATATCCTCAATCGTCATAAAGACTCCCTCCTCTCCACAGAAAAGATGATCCTCTAAGTGCCCACCACCGTTAGGCTCAAAGTGCCACTCGTAAATATCTTTAGTATCAAAGTGAGCTTGGTATCGTGCCTCTTTAGTATCCGGATCCGCTGGAGAGTCAGCCCATTGTTTGTAAATACCTAAGCCAGAGAATACAGCTAGACGCTTACACTCTCGATCGATGCGAGCCCATTGTTTGATTGGATCAGCACTCTCGATCTCAAAAGCTGACGTGATCATCTCAGCGATTTTAAAGTCAGCCTCATGGTTTCCACCAAAGTCTAGTGTTGGAGGGTTATCAATCTTAGATACATAGTGCTCCACAAAGCCGGACATAAAAGGAAAACACTCGTTAAATGGACTAGCGAGTGAGGCTTTTACTTTACCGAGATAGAGATCCTCGGACTCTTGGATTTCAGCGAGTCGACCACGTTTAAAGTCTCGACTAGTTCGGAGCTGTTTTACACATTGATGGACAATACGCTCATTAAGAGTTTTCTCTTTTTCTCCAGCGAGCATTTGTGTATTTTGATCGGCCATATATAAATTGACGAGTTATTAAAAGTATAGCATACGCTAAATCCTATCAAGCCATATTGTACTCCCCTATTTTCTGTGGAGATTTATATTTTGTCTTATCTTTCTCTTTCATTATCCGAGCGTATTTGCGTCCCTCCCATGCGAGCATAGCAGACATAAGCAAGTCAAAGTGCTTAGTCATCCCCTCCTGTTTCCTTATTATATGCACATCCTTGTTTTTAAAGTTGTACATTTCCTTGAGGATGTTGATATCTAGGATCTCAAGCTCTCCGGACTCTACCGCCTCGAAAAAGTTAGAGACGATATCCGGCTTAGATCCAGTGGTAGTTTTAAAGCCATACTCCTCAGTCTTACGCTTTGAGGTTTTATTTTTAACCTGGCGAGTGTACATGTTGAAGTACTCCAGATCGATGAGCTTAGCGACAGTAGCGTATCCGGTTAAGTTGATTTCTGGTACACCAAAAGCCTCACCATACTCGAGGCCCCACTTAGCACAGATATGGCCGTGATCAGATGGCTTGGTTTCGTTATTGTCGTATGTAAGGACGGTACGTGCTGGACGTGTAGAAAAGTCGATAGTCGTGAGAGTGTTGGAGTCTCCACCAATACCCTCGGCTGTGTCAGCCCCCCAGGCATAGCGATGGGATGGCTTGTACTCTCGCCAGATACGAGCACCACCCACCACCTTTTTAGGCACAATGTTTTTAGCCTCGAGATCCTCAATGAGTCCTTTGATGATGTCACGATCTCCATAGTAGTCTCCGGATGCTCCAGGGTTATTAAGCATCTCGGTTTCATATACTGAGTTACCGAGCTCCTCACGCTTAGCCTCGAGACTTACTTTAGATTTAGATATAGGCACGTTTGCATTATACGCTATGGCCTCAGCGTTTGTCTTAGTGTACTTGCCTGGCCATGCGAGGGATCCACCGACCGACATTACAGGGATAAAGCGTACTCGGGCATTATCAAGAGCATAGAGGCCCTTTGAGCCGGTTGCTGAGTCACCATTGATGACGTACTCAATCACTCCATCGTCTGTGATGTAGTTACCGAGGTAGAGGATAGATCCGTTTGGACCAAGACCGGAGCGGACCTCATCGACGTGAGAGCGGATCTTGTATGTAAAAGCGTATGAGTCTTTGGTTTTGTTAGTTTCGATATCGTCGAAAATGAAAAAGTCGGGACGATCAGATCCGTGTACACGTCCTCGAGCTGACTCTTGTGTAGAGTAGGCCTCCACTCGGATACCATTCTCAGTCACAAAGCGTCCGATCTTTTTTGGTTTCTTACCAGCCAGCTCGCTATCGCCTTTCTCCTGGTAAAACAAGTGGCCATAGTCAGCGATCAAGCGTTGGTTAGTCTGGAGCTCAGTCACCACATCATAAAGAGCGGACTCTGAGTTGTCGCCATCAAAGGAGTCCCAGTTTATAAACTTCTTTTTCTCGTGACAGATATACCACAGTACCAGCATCTTAGCGTATGAGGTTTTGGCTGACTCTCGAAACGTGATCCAAGCTGATTGTTTGATCGTGAGATCTGCTAGATCCTGTGCATCCTCGACAAAGTCCCAGTGAAAGGGAGCCAGTGGATATTTAAAATAGTGTGGAAAATAGTAGAGACAAAAGTATATAAACTTTCTATCAAAAATATAGTGACGCTGAGCCAGCGTACCCTTTAAAAGTAGCTCCTTAATTGCTGGATTAAGTTTTTTCATAGTATCCCAATGACTGACTCTTATCCCTCACAGCTTACGCAAACACTCTCATCGGGACCCTTGTGTATACGTGGCTTGGCCTTTGGACCTGGTAATGGCTCTGGTAAATCAAAAGCATCGACCGCTTTCTCATCTGTTTGTTTTTCCATAGTGATTAGTATAACAAAAAAAAGGAGCTGTACAGTGACAGCTCCAGTGACTCGTACGAGTGGGAGGATCTCGCACGAGAGATCTGGATCACCTCCTTTCAGCGAGGATGACACTTCGGACAGTAACAGTAGCCGAGTCTGTTGCAAGGCTTTATGTAGTCCGTCGGCATCGGCTGTGGTTGTATCGGTAGCGAGAGATCAAACGAGTATTGCTCATTCTCACGTACCAGTTGATCCAGGGGTTTCGATTGCTGAGCATCGTCCATCATCTCCTCCTGTGTTGGCTGATCCATAATCAGTGTACTCCTTACAAACTGTGACACTGTGGATATCCATGTGCATAACTTTAAATCTCCTGGCGATGAGGTAGTTTACTAGCTCGGTTTTTTTCTGAGCGTCCTCCGGTAGATTAAACTCCAAGCAATAGCGAGTCATATCGGAGCACCTTTTAATCGAGCGAGAGAGCACAGCACTGAGTAAACCACAGCAACTCTATCGTCTCGAGTCCAGCGTCCGACTTTTTCGCCTGGCTTTATCGACACAGCATTTTCAGCCATGATTTTTAAACCGGCTTTCCACTCCTCTGGTGTAAGTTCTTTTTCGATCATATTACAAATGATTGCTGTACTGGCTCTCTATTCTCGCATAGGATGAGCTTGTCGTCGCACTGTAGGCTCTGGAGAGTGGCCTCATCGTAGTATCCGAGGTAAAACTCAGATCCCTCGTTATGATCGCCACCACAGCCTCTAAGCGTTAAATGGAGATGTGGAGGGAGTGGAGCCTCCTTACCCTCAATAGCATCCAGGACATGAGTACAAGTACAGCCACGAGTGATCTCTGTGATCCTATAGGGACCAGTGCCGTAGTTGGTTTTAATGATCTGTCCGATTTCTAAGTGCATAGCTACTTGAGTTTCTTTCGGATATGACCGAGGATTTCTTTATAATAAAACTGTGTGAGGTATGCCATAGGCTCTGAGTCTGGATACCCTGTGCTGACTCCTCGACTTTTTAAAACAGCTTGGCATAAATGGACGCACTCATGGAGTAACGTCGACTCAGTTTCTAAAGTACGAGGGATATGACGCATCCACATTACTCGGTACTCACAAGACTCATCTTTTTTTGTACAGGTTATATACGCACCATCAGCATCGAGCTTATCGGTATCCCAGCCCTCTGGTAAAGTCATTTTCATTTTCTTGGTATCTTTGACCATCTCGGAGTACTCAGTACCTATGTAACAAGTAACCCCACTACCAAACACTGGCTCGCAAGCGTAAAAGGGATTTAGGGATGTGATCTTTGTTTTTTTGGTTTTCATTTTAAATATGCTTACCCTCAGCCAGCTCTCCGAGGTTGCTCCAGTGGAGTTTGTCGTAGTCTCTGACATCGGCCCGATAATCCTCTTGTACTGCATCACGTCGCTCGAGTGCTGTAGCCATACGCTCCTCATAGCCAGCAAACAGCTCTCCAAGCGTCGTAGTCTTGTCTGAGCGTTCCTGTAACTTCTTTCTAAAGATCTTGACCTCACAAGGCACTCTCTCGCCTCTGAGAGCTTTCCAACCCCATTGAGTGATCAGCCAATAGCCAGAGTTCTTTTTGCTTGGTGGTTGCTGGAGGTAGTTGAGATACTTACAGATCGTCGTACGATGCCGGATAGCGTCAGTGGTTGCCAGTGTCGGGACGTGGATCATGTTGGCCTCGGTAAATGGTATGCCCTTGCGGAGATTTTCTCGGACTGCCTCAGCTACTTTCTTTAAGAGGATGGCACTAAATACATCAGCATTGTATACCGTCATCTCCATTGATGCGTCACAGTTTGCACACGTCTCCTTTTTAAAGAGATCCGGATGATTAACCTGGAGCTGTGCTTTTACGAGAGCATAGTCCAAGTTATTGAGTGAGCAAATGGTATGCACAAACGTCGATATATTCGGTTGTCTGTATTCTGTTTTCATAAGCCTAAAAAATATCTTACTCTGTCAAAAAATCTCTCCGTCTTAGTGTAGACAAATCCCTCTGGTAAATTGTTACTTACGTATATTTTAAAGCCAGCAAACTCTCCCATGTATCCTGTCTTGATCAGTGGCTTTGGCACGATGTAGATATCATGTAGCCTTTTTCTAAGCCCTCTCAATCGATTGTGAGGCCTCGCTTTTCTCACTTTTACGTTGATATCAAAGTATTTCATTGTGTATCCCAATTAGTTAGTAAACGTCTGACTCGTCATCCTCCTCCTCGATTGTGTCGACTTCTCCAAACTCTTGATGAGCTTGGTTGATCTCATGCACTCGGTATACTTTCTCCTCATCAGTAAAGCGGATACCCCACAGGCTTGCTCCAAAATAGTCGGACATCCAGAGAGCGTTACGCATCTTGTGCTTTAGAGGATGAAAAGTTAGTTTTTGAAAGTCAGTACTCATTTTGTCCTAGAGATATTAGCTTTGATAATGACATCCAAGTGGTACATCTTGGCTGGACCATGAGGAGTATCGACCGTCTCAAAGTCAAAGCCTTTCAGCATACGAGAAACAGATCCTTTATTGGTTACAGCAATACCGTCTCGAGTCTTTAAGAGGCCACGTCTGGCGATCTCTCCGAGGCTGAGCTGTCGTCTTTTTTTAATAGGAGTTTTCATTTTATAAAGTGATTAAGCGATTAAGTACGTCCTCTGGCGTGTGGCCGTCCCACTCCGGAGCCGTCTCATAGTTCTTAGCAAAGCTCGTCTGATCCCACAATGAGAGAGGGAGATGATAGGTTATCTGTTTACCTGGCTCCTCTCCGATCCCTAGAATAAACATCCCCTCAAACATTGATCCATCGCTGTGAGATTTAGATCTCCATACAGGGATGGCACAGAGCTCATCGTGAGTAGTCATCGTCTTGCTTAGTGTAATATACAAGAGATGACGATGATCATAGAGTTCATCAAAAGTGTGATAGCCATCACAGTCACACTCTTTCCTAGCGTCGGGATACCTGTTTCTCATATCTCCGTCGTATAGCATTTTATGGGAGGCACATCCAGTAGCGTGTTGTTTTGGTTGATACATAGCTATTGAGTTATTTTTTTATAAAGTTCGTACGTCATCGCCACATCTCCAAGAGCTCTGTGGAGTGTGACTCCACTCGTATCGATCTTATACTCAGAGCAACTCAGTCCGAGATTAAAGTGGATCCCCTGGATGCGAGCACTCATCACCCTGTCAGCAAAATCGATATAGCTCTCGCCATGCTTAGGGATCATCCGTAGTTTTTGAGACTTACAATGTACCGCTGTGTCATAGGCTTTGGATCGGATAATGTCCTCAGTCATTTTTTTGATCTCGTCAGTGTGATTGTAGAGATCAGTAGCGTAAGCCATGAGAAAAGGGATATCAAAGCGGATACCGTTGTGCGTCACGTTCTTTGGAGAGTTGATCAACAACTCCATAAACTCAGAGAGACACTCGATAGGATCTCGGCCCTCGCTGGCGATTAGTTCGTTTGTAATACCATTGATGGCTGTGATCTCCGGAGAGATCTCTACCTTGTTATCCAGGATCCAGTTCCGTTGCTCAATCTCCTCGCCTCGTACGATAAAAGCTCCTATCTCTAGGATCTTAGCTTTGGGAGCAACAAAGCCGTTAGTCTCTAAGTCCCAAATGATGATATCGATATTGCTCATGTTAATAGTTTAAATGTGGTGAGTTTGAATAATCCTCCGGCTCTACTTCGTGATCTAGGTTATTGAGCTCTCGGAGCCTCTCCTCCTCACTCAGTCGATCATGTGGCGATTGATAGCCCTTTGGCTTTGGTGTAAAGCGAGGTACTGGATCGGAGTCAAGCAGTCCCATGATCTATTGGTTTAAATGGGCTCATAAACTCGACCACAGCATTATCTACCCACTGGATTTTGTAGAGCTTAAACTCTACTTTTTCAGAGCCATCCATTGAGCCACTGTTTGTATACTCAATCTCTAAGCGATAGCCTCTCTCTTGTAGAGCCTTTCTAAAATGCTGAGCTGTGGCAACATCTCGTATACCTCGAGCATTGATACCGTTCTTTTCTAAAAACTGGATACATGCTTGATCTAGTGCCAGTGCTCTCTCCTCACTTATGCGAGAGACGATCTCTGTAATGTCGATACCTGTCATAGTGTGTTGCGATTAGGATACTTCTTATTAAACTTTGACTCCTCCAGGATCTCCATCGAGTGCTCTTTTACTAGCTCATCGAGTGTAGAGTGCTTAATAAAATCAGCGTTTTGGATACACTCCTCGCCTTTCTTGTAAGCTATAGCGATGAATATATCGCCATCTTTGGTATCTAGACACTCATTGGTACATGCTATTGGAGTCCAGCCGTCAGCCTGGAGAGTTGTATGAGTTGACTCAGCATCTACCTTTGGCTCTTTCTTTAGCTCAGACATATCACCAAACTTTACAAAAGGTATCTCTGGAAACGGAGTAGCGGTTTTATTGAAAGGGCCACCCTCGATACTCTCGTGCATGTAGACAACTCCGTCCTCTTTGGTGTAGTAGGTACGGACTCGGATCCATCGCTCCATCATAATCGGATGATCTTGATTGCTCATAAAAGTTTGATAGCTAACAACACTAATAAAATGATGATCGTGTTTACTTTCCACCAGTCGAGCTGAGAGTATTCTGAAAACTCGGAGCGACTACACTTATCGCAATACTCTTTCTTAATCCCCCAAGGCTGAATAGTTCCACCACAATGAGGATCTGGACATCGATCCAGGTAGTAGACAGCCAGTGAGTGTTTGATTTGAGAGATCATAGTGCTGTGTTTTTTCTTAGCTGGACTGATAGTGCTCGACCTTTGTCTCCGTTCCACCATGCTCGATTATGAGTATAGGAAAAGACCACCGGCCCGATGATGAGCTGGAGGATCCGGAGTCCGCCTCCTTTTACTTTCCTGGTGTAGATTGATCTCATAGTATTTCCACGATATCGCTCATAACTCGATCAGCTCCTCGTCGACCATTCTGAGTGAGCTGTCGCACCCAAGCCTCACGAGTAGGACTCCACTTGAAAGCGTTGCGACGGAGGATAGAGCGGATCTCATCCTCTGGCTTGCCATTAAAAACAAAGTGGATGCGGTTGTCGTCCTTATCCTCGTGCATGGTGTAGAGATCTGTAACGATGTCAGCTCGGAGAGTCATCGTTGCTTTAGATCGGAGCTCATCGATGCGACGCTCTACTCGCTTAATGTTGGCGTTTGAGTTGCTGAGCATCCAAGTTGGACATGGCTTTTCTAACTTCTTACGACGTGCCTCAGCGTTCATTGAGAGCATTGTGTCGTGAGTCTTTTTTAGTTTACCGAGTTGGATCATGAGCTTTGTGATAGCGTCCGGATCATCTGAGCTGATGCCTCCAGTACCGACAGCCTCAGCTCGCTGTTGAAAGAGGCTTGCTTTCTTTGATAGGTTAAAAGACTTCTCGATCTTGCCGACTGCTCGACGACGATATGAGATGTCAGAGCGGTATGAGTAGTGATCTGGCATGACCGGCTGGCCAAAAGGTATAGCTTTGAGAGCTGTCATCCCCTCATCGTGGACTCGAGTCGCCTCAGTGCTGAGAGTCTCAGACTTAGCGAGGAGTCGCTCCTTTCGATCTTGTTGCTTTTGCTCGTATATATTTAATGTTTGCATGTTGTGTATCCCAATTACTTTTTAATCTTGATTTTAATATAGCATACATTCGCAACCGTTGCAAACAAAAAAGCCTGTGGACAATTCCACAGGCTTTTTTATTGATGAGATTATCGGAGGTATCGGACTCCGTAAGCGTCGAGAGCTGAGGCTCCATCGTCCTCATCCTTAATATTGCCTCGGACTCCTTTAGCTGGAGCGTTCCATCCGGCTGGCTTGAGGATGTTGCCAGTTGATCGTTCGACAAATGAGTGTACTGATCGTTGGCCATAAGTCGTGACTACAATTTTCCAATTCTTTGGCCCCTCCAATACTTGGACTTGAGGATCTGCTGTCGGACTATCTTTGTATGTCTCAGCGAGTCGTTGCTTTACTACCTCCTCATAACGATTGATCGGAGTGATTAGATCGCTCCCTGTGTACCAGCTTGGAAGTACCGGAGTATCAAGAATAGATTTTGTCATCTTTACAGCCTTAGTTTTAGTCTTAATATTTTTAAGCATTTTTTCAGTTGCTCGATCCTCTATTTCCTGTGGCGACATTTTTGTGGTTGTGTTCATGATGTAATGGCTTACTTGATTAACGTACCTATATCATAGCTTATTTATGCAACCGTTGCAAGTGATAGTTATACACACGATGTCCACAGGCTTTAATCATCATCGTCATCAGCTCCAAAGATCTCATCTAGGATCTCAGCCTCCTCCGGAGTAACGTGATGATGAGTGTGCTTGTCGAGTTTAAACTTCTTAATAATCCGGCCTTTTTTAAGATCGTAGTGTTTGATCGCTTGCATCTTGGTTTTAAAGTCAGCATTTTGGATGATCAAAAAAGCATGTTGTAAATCGACAAAAGTATCGTTTAGTTTACCAACCTCCATCACATGATTGATATACGCTAAAAAGTTAGGTTTTGTCAGTCGATCATACGCTCCCCACTTAGCCCGATCATACGCTCCCTTGAGGGCCATATTAGGCTTGTAGGCCTCAATAAATGCCTGTGTACCATTTCCATAAAACTCACGATCAGAGGCAAACAACTCACAAAAATATTTATCGCTTTCGCTCAAGTCATCAAAGTTATACTCGTCATTAAACTCCCCACGAGAGACGAGTGTCTGGATCTTTTCTTTGATATCTTTTTTAGTCAGTCGTCCTCGGACTTTTTTATGAGTCTCAGACTTTTTAGCGACTGGCTTTTTTTTGAGTTTCAGTTTTGGTTTAGTCGTCGTTGCCATAGGTTTTAATCCACAGTGATCTGGACCACGTCAATGATCTCGGACCCTTTCTGTATACATATCATTACACTATCCTTTGATACTTTTGTCGAGCGTTTTACCTCCATCCCATAGATCCGCTGGACAGCGTAGTGAGTTTGTGTCGACATATTGAGCGAGCTAAAAGCGACGGACCGCATCAGACTCATGTCATTGTGTTTAAGTATTGTCGGCCGGACCGCATATTTACCATGCACAAAATCAACACACTGAGAAATAGCATCGATCAGCAAGTGTCCTTTGGCCAATTTTACTTTATGTGTTTCCATATATTTTTTATTAAATGTGATCAACTCTCGACAGGACCAGTCCCAGCCTCCCAACCTTTCTGTAAAGGCTACAGAGGGAGGTTACTAGCTTGTGGTGGAGTGGCTCCTGTAGAGAGTGGACCACCACTCTCTGATATTAACTATCCTTTATCATCGTCAGCATCCGGTAATGCTGGCTGGATCGACTGTACTCCGAGCTCGATCATCTCCTTGAGATTTTCGACAACCTCCTGGATCTTACTAGGATCCTCTCCATGTACGAGCTCCACCTTAATCTCTAAGGTGTGGATCGTCTCATTGTTGTCTGTGACCTTGCTCTTGGCATTAACGCCTTTGAGTATTCCGTTTAGTCTGACCATGTAACCGCTTTGACAGCCCACATCTGAGCTGTTTGTGCCTCAGTGATAGCAACCGAGCAGAGTCTTTTTACTTCCGGAGACTCTGATGTCTTACGCATATCATCCAGGCGATCGATCACTTTGGCATAGGCTGACTTGAGGATAAATACCTCCTCATTTTGACCAGGATTAAAAGCGAGTCCTACTGCTTTTTCTCCAAACGTCGGAGTCCTATCTTGATTTTTTTCATCCATAATCGATGCTTTAACTAATAATCCCAGTTAAACACTGGAGGGAGAGTAGTGACGTAAGCCATTACTTTAACCGGAGGACCCAATAGGCGGGACCCTTGATCGGCCCACTACTCTCTCGCCAGAGTATTACTGACGGAGCTGTGGAGCCTCCTGGAGCGATTTAACGTGCATAGATGCAAGATGTGTCATAAGACCATCAAATAACCACAGGAAAGCGACTACAGCTACAATGAGGGCTATATCTTTAAGATCCCTGGCGACCTTTCGGATCCTCTTGTGGAGGTTTTCCATAGACAGAGTCCGGCTCTACTTGTTCTAGAGGCGGTAGCTCAAAAGCTGACTTGTAAGTTTCACTCTCCTCCTTATCGAGCTCGAGTTGCGGATATCGACCAGATACCACAAGTAATGCCTCTCTCCTACACATCGCCATACGTGAGAGGATGTCAGCTCGTAGCTTTTCATGATCCCTTACGATCTTAGTGGCCTCAGTCCGGATCATTGAGCTCTCACTTTTCATACGAGGCTTGTAGTACTCGAGAGTAATATCAGTCTCTTGTAGAGCTGTCTGGAACTTTCTCCACTTCTGATCAATCGACCGGAGCATCTCCTCACTTGTATGTCCGAGAGCTACCTTGCTACTTGTGTCCTCAATAGGTTCGAGGTTTTCAAAGATGCAGATATTGCCCTCCTTAAACATACTTCCAGGGTTCATGTGGACCCCATGCTCAGCGAGACGGATTGTCCGGAGACATTCGTTAATCTCTTTTTGCTGGCTCATCTTAAAGATGTGGATCTTGATCCCTTTCCTTTCTGGTACTTGATACGTATCACTCATAACTATTTTAAGAACTTAACTCGATCACTAAAACTGTGCTCGAGTACGGCTAGTAATACGGCTCCCATGAAGTACTCTCCCTCATGCAAGATTTGATCCATCTTACCATTGAGATCCTCCATTGAGCCGGCCATCACATTGATAGTGCGATGCTCTCCAATATCCTCGTACTTTGGCTCCTTACTTGGATCCTCCTCGTCGTTTTCTACAATTCCGATATACAGAGTGTAGACCTTTGGTTTTGTGTAGTCCAGAGGGTTAAAGTTTGCTTGATCCATAAGCTACTTGGTTTTATATTCTGGAACATCCAACACGAGAGATGCCCTCATGTCGTTACGCTTTCCAACTCCGGCTAGTAATGCTCGGAGAGACTTGATTGTAGTCCCTCCTTTCCCTATCAGTGATCCAGCATCAATGTCCGATGGCTTTACTGTATACAGTACGCCTCGAGCGTCGATACTAGGACGGACTGACAGTTTTTCTGGCTCGTCGAGGAGTGGCTTGATAGTACCTACCAACCAGTCTCGTACGAGCTCGATCTTTCGTCTCTGATCCTCCATAGCGATTAAGTTAAACGATTAAAGGCTGACACCAAAAAGGCCCTCAGCCGAGGAGCCCTTTTGTTATTATGACAGCAAACACTTTCTCTCCACAGAAAGTAAAATCTGTAGGAGATACGGCCAACGTAAGAGCCATGTTCAAACTCAAAACATTTTTTGTAAAAAATTGCATACCGTATCCCATACCCCAACAGTATATACCCCTCTCTATACACAACGGTTGCACTTATCCCCACTATCTGATAGTGTATCAATGCAACCGTTGCAGATAGTGTATACTGTTGTTGGAGGTAAGCCATTAAAAACTAACCTCCAAAACTATGAAATCTGAAAAAAATAAAGTTGCAACCATCTTTCTTATCGTTAAAGTATTAACCTTACTCCTAGCTATAAGCCTCGATGGTACTGATCCAGTCGAGTATGTAGCCTCTCCGGAGATCTACACGTTTACACAACACGCTGAGGCCTCTACAGAAAAGACGATGACAGATGACGAGCTCTGTAGCCTCGATGCGGTTGTCTGTGACAATGAGGAGCCGGTAGAAAAAGCACTCAAGGAGATCCCTCATGAGACAGCTCGCACAGCCGAGCTCATCAAATACCTATACGACTATGCTGAGGGTAAGGATGTAGATGCTGAAATTGTCTCACGTACGATTTATTGCGAGTCTATGTGGTACAACATCCCATCGGGATATGTAAATAGCGAGGGTATCCAAGAGGACTCTCACGGACTCGCTCAGATCCACCTACCAAGTCACCCAAACATCACCAGAGAACAGGCATACGATCCATACTTTGCTCTCCGGTTTATCGTCGACCACTGGCACACAGTCAAATGGTACGGATACGATCGAGAGCATGAGGTATGTACCAATCCAATTAAAGGCTACTGGATCAATTAACAAAATAATCGGGATACACACTATGAAAAGTAAAAAAAACACCATACCGCTAAAGCTCCGCGAGGAGATGTCAAAGGATCCAGAGTACGACTACTGCTGTATCACCGGCAAGCGAGGCACTCACGAGGATCCTATCGAGTGGCATCACAACCTAAAGTTTGCTGGCTCAAATGTACAAGAGCGATTTTGTATATTGCCGATACTTCAATCGATCCACTTTAAAGCCGACAACATCCAGGTACGAGAGACGCTTGATCGAGCGATGATCTATCGTGATACCGAGAATAAACTCTTTGATCCGATGGGCTATGGTAAAGCGGTAAACTGGAGACAGCGAGAGATCTATCTAAACTCAGTACATGGACCATACACTCCTCCAGTACCGGAGCCAAAATCAGCGACTCCAGCCATGCCGGTTAAAAAGGAGGGAGGCGGACTCGAGCTGACTAAGCAAGAGTGGGCCATTATCTACAGTGTTAAGCGTAAGTTGGAGGAGGCCCATCCTGGCCACCCATTCTCAGCTCGTGAGGTTTTGTCTCACGTTATACACAGTTTTGAGGACTAACTCCGGAGTTTTTCCGACGTGCTTATTTTTTCTTTTTTTAGTCCTTATTATTACTATTAGCCCTGTGGATACTGTGGAAAAATTAAAAATCTCGTTATTTTTAAGTATTATTCCGAGCCTGTGTACTGTGAATTAAAACTTCATTAAGTGTTCATTAAGCTGTGAGTAAGTGGCATGACCGAGTTATCCCCAAAATTGTCCCCACCCTACCAACAACTTGTCCGGAGCTTATACGCCATCTTATACGCTGGCTATCCACAGGATATACACAGCCTCGAAACAAAGAAAAATCCGGATAAAAATCCGGATTTTTCTGTAGTTTCGTATTGGGATACACACTACCGTCGGTACTTACTTTTAAGGACCGTACCGACGACCTCCAAGCGGTTTAACGTCACCTTTCATATAGCGGATGATGTAGCCTACAGCATTGACCACGAGGCTCACAACGAGCATCAGAGTCATTACAGTTTGAGCTACTGAGTCTGGAGTAAGACCGTACTTAGTAAGATCTACACCAAAAAACAATACTAGAGTAAACACCATACCGATCTGTCGGAGGAGTTGCTCTCGTGAAATATTTTCAAACATACGATTATTTTAAATGAATAAAGCCTACACAGGCATGATCGCCCTGGCTCCCAAACATAGGAGGAGGCACTATCGCCCCTCTTACCTTAGTTTTAAGCCTCTGGAGCTGTAGGTAGAGCTCCACGATCCTTTTAAGTAGTGCGATCTTTACACTGAGCTCAGCGTCCACTGTCGGATACTTTTTCTCAGTGAGTAGATCCTGGATCCACTTGTTACTGAGAGATGTACCATAACAGTCTGTCTGTTGGTACATTCGATGCGGACCAGTGCGAGCGATAGCAAAATTGAGGACCGTACCAGGGACCACTACAACTCTACTGTAGTCCTTGCTGATCAACTTATTGAGGTATCGGGAGATATCCTCCTCGATCTCTGGAGTCATAGGATCTACACTCCGGCCGGTTGCTGGATTGAGCATATAGTTACCGATGATACAGACTGAGAAAGTATCAAAGTTATGGCCATACTGTGCCATCGTCTCCTCGCCTAGAGCTCGACACTGT